AATCGTAAACTTGAATACCATCATTATTTTCGTGTTTAAATAATAATTTATAGTATCTTTCTTCTTGTAAACCGTTCATATATATTTTAAAGTGCATTCCTTCTGCATCAGCACTTAATTTAGATTCTTCTCCAAAAGGAATTAATACTTCTTCAGTAGCATAATCAACTAAAGAATAAAATGATCTACTAGTAAAATATTTAACATCTAAAAAGTTAGAAGAAGTTACAAAACGTCTAGTAGGATATAATTCTCTTACGTTAAGTCTAAATTTATATTCTTCAGAAGTTCTAAATTTTTCTTTGTTATTTCTTAAAGTAACATAACATTCTCCTGTTGATTTGACTTTATCATTTGTAGCTACACTAGTATCATATTCTGAGTCATCCCACGAAATATCTAAAAATGGTGGGAATATAGTGTGGGTATCTCTAGAAAAATAATTTAATTCTCCATCATCTATAGCTGTAAATTCTTGCGAATCGCTTCTTTTAATTAAAAATCCATCATTAACAATACCATTAGGATAACTACTATCATATAAACTATTACTAGTATGTTTTAATACAGGTACTGTTAAATCTAGTGATAAATCTAAATCATCACCATAGCCATATGTTCTATTTACTTCAAAATTTGTTCCAAAATACCAATTTCCACCCCCCGGGGATGCATCAATAAAACTACCTGTTACCCCTGTGGAAAAGCTACTTGTGAGCCATTTTAATCCAACAGGGTCATTAGTAACAGCATCTGGGCTACCATTTCTATAAAGCCAAGAACAGCCATCGGATATAATGGGTATATTACTGAATCTCCCTGTTCCATTAGTCCATGATCCCGATATAGGATAAACCTCTATATTTTGATTTACACTTAGTTCCCTGTGTTCAGTTTGAAATAATTTTAAACTTGCACTAAAAGGACCAGATTGTACTTTATTCTGAACTACATCATTTATTTCGTTTTGTTTAAATTGGATTAAAATTCTACTCGGGTAAAAATTTAAATCTGTGTTAGATTGTTCGTCTTGAAGGGTTAGAATTTCATCAATACCTGTGTTTAATATAGCCCTAGTTGGGTGGGAATATATTGTATTGTCTTTTTCAGGAAAAATAAAATAGTGTGCCATGTTATTAGATAGTTACTCTACCAATAATGTCGGTAGTAGGATATTTAAGTTCAAAAATACTTGGATCCAATGAAGGGTATATTATATTATTTTGAGTAGCAGTTATAAAATTATATTTAAATTTAGAATAACCTGAATTTTCACCAAATATATTTTCAAATACTATATTATTTACTGATTGTACTCCGTCTATATTATATAATCTACCAGTTACGTCACCTATATTAATGGGTTGGTTAATTTGCCAATTATCTATATTAAAGAAACTTATTAAATCATTTGTGCAATCTAATAATACTTGGTCATTTGAAAAACCTCTCCTAACTACTATATCATATTTAACCCTAAAGTTAATAATAGATGCTTCTTTTATATTTATAGAATCTGTAAGCATTCTAAATTGTTCTAAATAAGTAGCTAAGTTTATTTTAGCGGCTTCGGATAAAGTAGTTAGTTTTCTATTTAAATCAAATCCTAAAGTATATAAGTTTAAAGCATTTGGATTAGATATTCTTTTATTAGTATCTAAACTAATCTGTGTATCCTGAGCTATATATGCTTTAGCAACTTTACCAAATTGAGGGGGCATAGCTAAAGACCTAAATATATAATCTTCTTTAGTAACTGTTCTTTGTTGAGTTGAAAAATTAGCTATAGCATTTAATTTTATATCTTGTAAACTATCTCCGGGGCCTCCTCCTCTTGCCGCTATAGGATTATTACAGGCTATTGAGTTTTTAGTATTATTAAGTAAAGTAGAATTTAAATTTCCTTTACGAGGTATAACATTTACAGTTCCTGTTCTATTAATTGTATTAGCATTAGCATTGCTATCTGTACCACCTCCTACTAAATACGTTACTGTTAAAGTAGTATTTGAGGGTACTTCTCCATAAGCTTTAGTAAATAGAAAGTTAGAAGGATCATATGCTTTATCTAAAAGAGACCTACCATCCCTAATTCCTAAACCTATATTATCCGGATTAGGAATAATAGTAGTATCATCACCACTAGTAGCTCCTGCACCAAAATAAATCACTAATTTTTGGTTAGATAAAAATCTAGTTACAAATCTTTTTGATACTTTTTTAGTTCTTAATAGGAATGGTACTTGTCCATTATATTGGTTTAAAGATGGATCATTAACTTCTGTATTTGGTACTTCTTCAAATACGGTTTCTTGGGCTAAATAAGGTACTTCAGTATACTCATTACCATCTGAGTCTATTATAGATTGAATTCCTATTATTTTATCATCATCTAAAGATAATGTTTTAAATCTCTCAGCATTACCTATGCTAAAAGTAGCTGTTTTGGGTTCAGCACTTATTGCTTTAACTATTTTCTTTAGGAGATAAGTATCTGGTTGGGTACTTCCTGGTTGGGTAGCAAAAATAGTTTGTTCAGTTGGGTCAAAAGCAGAACTGAAAGCAAAATTAACATCATTTTGTATTAAAAAACTAACACCACTATTATTATTAGGTAAAAACGAAGAATTTTTTTGTATTCTTAATGCATAATCATAATCTGGTTCACCATCACTATCTGCGGGTACTTGTTGAAAAATTTCTAAATCTACAGAAGAAGGATTTGTTACAGCAGGAACATAACCTAAAGTATAGGCTAATGCATATATATTTTCTCTTTCTTGGGCATATTCTAAAAATGTTTCTTGTACTTGGGCATCAGTATAAAATGATAAAACGTCCCCTATATAAGAGACCATTTCAATAAACATAGTGCCTGGACTACCTTCAGTAAAATCATTAATTACGTCTGGGTAATATACCTCAGCTAGATTAATTAATGCATCCTTAAAGTCACTAAAGTCCTTATTAAGATAATTTATAGTTTTATCACCAGTATTTCCGTTTTGATATGTCATTAGTAATTAGATTCAAAGTCGTTATTAGTAAAACTTAATGTTACTGAGTCTTCTTCATCATTATTAACTAGTGAATAATTAACTGTAACAAATAATTTATGGCCCTGTAGACCACCGTCTTTTAAAGATATATTTTGGATTTTTATTTCAGGTACATAAATATTAACTTGGGGGATTACATAGTTTCTTAATTCATCCCCTGCTATTTTTGTTTGTTGTTCAAACAATCTATTTTTCAATCCAGCTCCAAATAAAGGTTGATTTAATCTTTCTCCTGGAGAAGTTAATAATACGTTTAATAATTTAGATTTAGCATGATCTTTAGTAGTATAATCTAAAGTAAATACTCTTTTTTTATTAAAAGGTAAACGAACCCCTACAGCAGCTTTTTCAATTATATCTACTGGATCTATTCTTAGGGGTTTACGAAGTTTTATTGCCATTAGGGTCTATAATGTTCTTTTTTCTTATCCATAGCCGTCATAAGTTCACTATAATCTTTATTTATAAATTGATTAACGGGATCATTAGCTATAAATGTATCTTCTGGGGTTGGAGTTAGTGCAGTTTCTGATAATAATGAATCTAAAGTTCCATTTCCAGTATTAAAAGAAGGCATTTGTTGTTGGATTTTTTGTCTAAATTCAGTTACTGCTGCTTTATCTTCTTTTTTTTCTTTTATTATAGGTTTATTACCTGATAATTCTTCTTTTAGTAACGCTATTTCACGTCTTAATGCATAATCGATTTCTTCTCTTACAACTTTTCTAATAATTTTTTCAAATGCATTTAATTTCATTTCTATTAGTTTTTAATAAATATTAATCTTTAAATCCCTTATACACTAAGCTAGTACTATTTTCATTTCCTTCACCTGTTCCATAAGTATTTGTTAAAAGTGTACTAGTAGGGTCTTCTTCTTTATTACCTCCTCCACTAGGTTGTCTTTCAAAATATCCTGAAATATTACTTCTATCTAATCCTAAATTATCTAAATCATCTTCAGTAAGAGTTTGTTCTAAAAAGTTTTCAAAATTAACTAAAAACTTTTCTCTTAAATCTTTTAGTTGTTGGATTCCTATTCCTAAAGCATCTATACCTTGATTTAAAGGATTTGATAAATTATTAATTTCTTCATTAAAAAAAACTACAATACCATCAATACTACTTAGGCTGCCCTGAGTTTTTTTAATTATATCTTTAAAATCTTTTTTAAATAGTGTAAGATTTGAAATTATTGTACCACTAGCTACTGGTCCTGAGCTTGCTGCTAGTGCACCATCAATAAGTGGGATTATGCCTTCTAAAACACTCGATAAATCGAATCCTATATTTCTAATATTTCCTATAAGTTCTAATTGTTGTCTAGATCCCTCTAATTTATTTTCTAAAGTAAAAAGTTGACTTTCTTTTAAACTTAACTTATCTATAGCAGTATCAATTACTCTAACTGCTTGGTTAAATTTATTTTCTAATAAAACTCTATCTTCTTGGTCCCCATTTAAAATAATACTTTCTAAGTTATTTTTAAATTGTTCAGGAGAAGGTAATTCTTTTATTGCTTCTTCCTGTGCTCTACTTTTAGCAGCAGCAATAATTTGATCTTTAGTTAAAAATAAATCAGAAGTAACTTTATTAATTGAATTATTTAGTAAGTTTTTCTC